AAGATTATGAGGTAATAGGAATCAAACCTTTTTAATGTGATTTGAGTTTTTAGTCAAAGACTGTCTTTTATAGGCAGTCTTTTTTGCGCACAATTTTGTATTTTGATATTTTTCTGTTCCGCTATTGACTTTTATATATGCGTGTTATCATAAATTTAGGGTTTATACCCGTTATTTCCATTCCGCGGACAACGCGGATAATAAATTATGATTAGGAGATAAAATATGGAAAATATTCTTGAAATTTTGAAGTCGGCAAATGTTGAGCTAACCGAGGACCAAAAAAAGACGGTTGACGAAGCCGTCAAAAAAAGCTATCGCGGAATCGAAGAATTTGAGGACAAGAAAAACCGTATCATAGAGCTGAAAAAGCTTAATGACGATTTATCCGAAAAAATCAAAAACTTCGACGGCGATAAGGAAAAGCTTGAAGTGCTTCAGAAAAAGGTTGCGGACTTCGAAGCGGCAGAGTCGAAACGCAGGGAAGAACAGCAGACGGCCGAGCTGGAAAATACCATGCGCGAAAGATTCGCTCCTCTTAAAGGCGATAACGAATTCTATAATTCTTATGCCGAAAAGGAAATATACGAGGATTTTAAAACCGCTGTTTCGGATAAGGCTAACGCAGGAAAGTCCGACAGTGATGTTTATGCCGCGGTAATAAAAGACAGGGATGTTTACAAACCGAAAGAAAAATTTGTAAATCCGCCAGTAAGCGGTGAAAACAGTTCAAAAGCCGATGAAATTGCAAAAGCAAGGTCGGTTATGGGACTGAAAAATTAAAGAAAGGATATTAAAATGGCAAATTCAATTACTCTTTTTAAGAAATATATCGACCAGATAGACGATGTTTATAAGGCTTCGGCTAAAACCGCTGTTCTTGACGGCGATATGTCTCTTACTCAGAAAGGCTCCAACGCTCACGAAATTGTTATTCCGAAAATTTCAATGGACGGTCTCGGAGACTATTCACGAAACGGCGGTTATGTTGACGGCGATGTTTCCGTAACTAACGAAACCGTTGAGTTCAATTATGACAGAGGACGCGCGTTCACCGTTGACGCTATGGACGATGAAGAAACCGCAGGCGTTGCATTCGGCAAGCTTGCCGGCGAATTTATCAGAACTAAGGTTGTCCCTGAGCTTGACGCTTTCCGTTTTGCAAAATATGCGGGCCTTACAGGTATTTCTAAGGTCTCTGCCGGTGCAACTCTTTCTACCGGTGCGGATGTTATTTCAGCTCTTCGCGCAGGTATTACCAAAATGGATGAAGACGAGGTCCCCGAGGAAGACAGACTTCTCTTTATCACTCCTACGCTTTACGGCCTTGTTCAGGATTTGGATACAACCAAGAGCAAGGAAGTGCTTAACAGATTTTCGAGTGTAATACTTGTGCCTCAGAGCAGATTTTATACTGCGATTACTCTCTATGACGGTAAAACCGATACAAGCGCGTCTGACGGCGGCGTAAATCAGAAGGTCGGCGGTTATGTTAAAGCAAGCGGCGGTAAAGATATTAACTTCTTTATCATTCATAAGCCTGCGACCATTCAGTATACAAAGCATACCGTAAATAAGGTTATCACTCCTCAGGAGAATCAGACCGCTGACGCATATAAATTCCCCTACAGAGCTTACGGACTTGTAGACGGTTATGAGAATAAAGCCGCGGGCTTTTATCTTCATCATAAGGCTTAAGGGGCGATATTATGAAAACTGTAGGTTTAGTATTCCCCGATAACAAAAAAACCGTAAAACAGGTTGAGGGCAAAAAGCCCGATACCAAGCAAACCGAAAAACCGAAATCGTAACGAAAGGAGCGGTTAAATGTATTTAAGCTATTCTGATTATGTCGGATACGGCGGTAAGCTGGAACAAAACGCATTTAACCGCTTTGAATTCCGCGCCGGAAGAATGATTGATATGTATACTCAATCAAGGCTTAAAGGTATACCGTCAACAGCGATACCGAATGAAGTTAAAAGGTGCATGTTTGAGCTCGTCGATTATATATCGAGTAATTTATCAAACGGCACAGTTAAAAGCGTACAGTCCGAAAGCAATGACGGTTATTCAGTTTCTTATTCTTCAAATAAAAGCTGTTCCGACGAAATTTATGATATTATTTATACTTATCTTTCGGAAACCGATTTGATGTATATGGGGGTTGACTGATGAAATATCCCGAATGGTGGAACAAGACGCTTACAATATACAATAAATCGGTCGGAGAAGACGATGAAGTCAAATACATAAGACGGGTCGTGAATAATTGTTTTGCTAAAAGTTCACCTGTTTATTCGACTTCCTCGGATTTAGGCAGCGTTAAAAATCAAACTATCGTTCGAATACCTTTAGGGGATATAATTGTCAATGCCGAGGATATTATTATCGTCGGAAAAATCGACGATGAAATCGACGAATATACAAACGGTATGCGCGCGGCGGACATTTTAAAAAAATACAGGTGTGCAAATAATGCGTTTACGGTCAAATCGGTTACGGTTAATAATTACGGTGACCTTGCACACATAAAAGCGGAGGGCTGCTGATGGATTTTATAACACCTTTTGCCGAATATTTGCTTTCATGTGAATCAATTAAAAACAACAAACTGTTCGTTAATGCTATAAATGCCGAAGACGGGGCGAAGCAGATTGTAACTTCTGAAATCGACAGAAGTCAAGATAAAGAATATATCGACGGTTCGGTTTTGCATAAGGTAATTTTTACAGTGTTTGATTTTAAGAATATTTCTTTCTCGGCAATTTTAAAGAAAATGCTTAAGAAAAATAAAAATATCGAAAGTATTCTTGAAGTTCAAACCCTTATTGATTGGATTTCCGAGCAAAACAAAAAAAGAAATTTTCCCGATTTCGGAGAAGATTATAAGGTCGAAAGGATAGAAACGACATACCTTACACCGTCAACACCTTCGATTGAAAATTCGGACTTAGCCAAATTCAGCATACCGATAGTTTGTTATGTTATGGACTATACAGAGGCTATAAAATGAGCAAGGTTTCAATTTCTTTTTATCTTGAAAAAAATCTTCAAAAGTTCAGTACTCCGGAAGCGAAACGAGTTGGATTGGTTTCCTGGTATAAACGGATGTTTAAATTTATACCTTTTGAAACCGGTCTGACCGCAAGCAATATTACGATTGAAGACGACGGCATTCATTTCAAAGCTCCTAACGCGAGATTTTTATATTACGGTAAGCTTATGGTTTCGCCGACAACAGGTTCTTCTTGGGCAAAAAAAGGCGAAACAAAGCGTAAGACTAATATAAATCTAAAATATTCAAAAGAGCAGCACCTGAATGCGTGTGCCTTTTGGGCAAAGGTTGCCGCGGATTTGTACGGCGACGCAATTTCAAAAGAAATAAAAAATACAATTTTAAGGAAGTGATTTCATTGACAGAAGCTCAGCTTAAAGCTTTCAGAGATACTTTTAAGCTTACCTCGACAGACAATACAACCGATGTCGGCTCTGCAGATATAAAGCGCAAAATGCTGGCGGTTTATATTAAGAAGGGTGACGATACGAACGGAGATTTCGAATTGCTCGGTTATAAGCAGGAGAGCGCTTCGATTGCTTCAAATTATGATTCAAGCGAAATCAGCGATGTAAACGGAGTTCATTATCTCGATAATCTTTCAAAGGCGGAAAAGCTTGAGATGTCAGAATACCATCTGAATCCTAAAGCTACTAAGTTTTTGGAAGAGGCTGTTAAGCTTAAGATATTCGACCGCGAGGACCTCATGAACGATTACGAGATCCTTATCGTTCACGGATATTTAAGAGACGAAAGCGGCAAATGTTTGGCGACCAAAGAAACAGGTTGTACCTTAACTTTGGATAATGCCGGCGGAAAGGGTGTAGTTACAAACGATGTAAGTATAGCACTTTCCGGTATTAAAACCTTCGGAACAGTTCCGGAGATAGTCGCAAAGCCGACATTTACGGAATATACTCCTACCGCTTCGCAGAAAGCTGTAACTAAATAATTTTAAAACCGCTCTTTTTATAAGGGCGGTTTTTGTGTAAAAAATTTTTTTGAAAAAGTACTTGACAATAGCGTAACGCTATGCTATAATATAATCAATCCAAGAGATAGGGGGTGACAAAATGGGTCATAAAAAAAGACGGTCAACCAAGTCCAAGCTTAACCTTCCACAGTTACTTATTAACGGACTGATTGACCTGATAGTCGGGGTTTTAACCGCCTTGATTATCAAGAAACTGTAAACAGCTTGATACGGTCGAGGGGCTTACCCACCCCTTGATTGTATCATAAAAAAACCAAAAAATCAAGGAGGCAGTTTATGAAAGAATTTTTAACAATTTTTGCAGTTGTTATGATATGCTTAGGTATCGCTAAAATCATCAAATACCTTGTGTTAAAATTACTGCAAAAAAAGAAAGGGGGAAAATAATCTGATATCAAAACCGATTAAACTTTCGCCTAAAAAAGGAAATCACGGGCATATAACAAGTTATACCGTGAATATAGGTTCTGCCGAAGCTCGCAGTTGTGGTTTCACAAAAGAAAATGTAGAACTTGAAAAGGTGATTGATACCGAAAACAAAAAAATAGTGATTAAAATTAAGGATGATTAAAAGACAATAGCGCAAACTACCCTCTACCAAAGCGTCAGTTTACGCTATCGCAAACACAAGAGTTATACTCTGTGCATATTTATTATACTGCACACATTAACTCTTGTCAAATTTAAAGTGATAGGAGTTTTAATTATGTCTATAAACACGATGAAAACAATCAGCGACTTCAAAGGTCAAATAAACACAAGATATTCGATGTGCGTTTCGGATATGTACGCCATTCAGAGAGCGAGCAATGAATTATTCGATGTTATGTATAATGCGTTCGTTTTCGGCTATGCGCAGGGCTCTAAGGCTACAAGAAAGGAGCTTGCGCGATGAATGAATTACAGATATTTGAAAATAAAGAGTTCGGCAAAATTCGCACGGTCGAAATTAACAGCGAGCCGTATTTCGTGGGTAAAGATGTGGCTGATATTCTCGGGTATCAGAACGGAAGCAGAGATATTCAAAGGCATGTTGATGCTGAGGACCGCCAAAACTACCAAAACGGTACTTTTGAAAGTAATAGGGGAATGACCGTCATAAACGAAAGCGGTTTATACAGTCTTATACTTTCAAGCAAGCTCCCGACCGCAAAGAAATTCAAGCGTTGGGTTACGAGTGAGGTTTTACCCTCTATCAGAAGTCACGGAATGTACGCTACCGAAGAGCTTCTCGCGAATCCGGATATAGCGATAGCGGCGTTTCAGGCGCTTAAGGTTGAAAGAGAGCAAAGACAGCTGTTACAGTTCGAATGCAACAAACAAAAGCAGATTATAGGCGAATTAAAGCCAAAAGCGGACTATACGGATATAATCCTGCAAAGCAAAAGCCTTGTCACCGTCACTCAGATAGCAAAGGACTATGGGATGTCGGGCACGGCATTGAATGAAATGCTTCACCGTTACGGAGTTCAATATAAGCAAAGCGGTCAATGGCTTTTATATTCAAAATACCATAATAACGGCTTTACGCACTCCGAGACCGTGACAATAACACACTCTGACGGCAGGACCGGAACGGTTATGAATACGAAATGGACTCAAAAGGGAAGATTGTTTATATACAACCTTTTAAAATCCTACGGTTTTCTTCCGGTAATTGAAAGAGAAATAAGCGCTTAAAATTATTTAAAAAAAGTCTTGACATATACGCATTAAAGGCGTATAATATAGACATAGAGGGAGATGGTATAAACGAAAAGAGCGGACTTTATAAAGTTACTTGAAAAAAACGGTTGGTACTTAAAAAGGAACGGAGCGGGGCATGATATTTATACCAACGGAAAAGAGAATGAAACAATTCCAAGGCACAGGGAATTAAAAGAAAATCTTGCAAGGGCTATAATAAAAAGGCGAGGGCTCAAATGAGCCTTGCGCCGTCCGAGTTTTATATTTTTAATGGAGGTAAATGTATATGAAAAATTCATATCCTATTTTGCTTACGCCCGAGGATAAGGGCTTTACGGTTTATATTCCCGATTTTGATATTAACACACAAGGCGAGGATTTAACCGACGCTATTGAAATGGCGCGAGACGCTATCGGCTTAATGGGCGTTGATATGGAAGATGACGGAAAAGTATTGCCAACACCGCGCAAGCTTGATGATGTAAAAACATCTTCGGGCGAAATCGTGACACTTGTAGATGTTGATTTTTCGGAGTATAGGCGTAAAAACGAAATGAGAGTAGTTAAGAAAAATTGTACTCTTCCGAGTTGGCTTTGCTATGCGGCGGAAAAAGCAAATATTAACTTTTCTCAGGCTTTGCAAGAAGCACTCAAACGGGAATTGAAAGTAAGCGACAGATAAAAACACACGGCAGATTTTGCATTGCAATTTCTGCCGTGTAATGTTATAATATGCTTCGTGATAAGGTAAGCCTAAACGGTAGGCGGTTAAATCTTGCCCTCGAAAGGGGGCGTTGCCAATGGGATACATAACAACAAACGATTTATTTTCGTTCGGGATTTTGATTGTTTCAATCATTACTCTTATTGTTACCATAGTGTGCAAAAAGAAATAGACCGCCCAGCCTCCAAGCAAGCGGTCTAAATCTTTTTAGATTACTTAATGAGGGTTAACCGTCTATCGGTTTACCTTATCCACCCTTATTATACCACAATATGATATTTTGTCAAGCACCTGCAACACGCGGGTGCTTTTTTGTTGTCCGCTATTGACTTTTATATATGCGTGTTATCATTGAAGTAGAATAAAAAACGAGAGGAAATTCATTATGAAAATAGATTTTGGTATAGAAGCGGTTAAATGTCAGCTCGGCAATTCGGATAAATATATTTATTTTTATCCTACAGACGCAAATTTCCCCGAAAGGCTTGAAGAAGCTTATGATGAAATTGAAAAATATGCTTCCGGCTTAAAGGAAGTCGAAGGTATTGAAGCTAAAATCAAGCAGAACAGGGAAATTGACGAATTCGTTAAAGCTAAAATTGATTATGCTTTCGGATATCCGGTATCAGAGACTGCCTTTGGATGTGTTTCTGCACTTTCTCTTGACGCTGACGGATTTTATCTTTTTGAGAAATTTATAAACGCTATACTGCCGGTTATCGAAAAAGAATTCGGCAAGAGATTTGAAAAGCTTAATAAAAGGGTTAAATCATACACCGATAAAAAAGGCATGCACCCTGCACTAAAGAAATGATAACGGAATTACCTTACTCTCTGAAGGTTAACGGCAAGCAGTATGAGATTTATTGCGATTTCAGAGATGTTATTAACGCGATAGTCTCTTATTCGGACCCTGAGCTCGGGGCAAGACAGCGTGCTTATATTCTGTTTCATAATCTTTATGTGAATGATGATGAAATACCCGACGAAGATGTTCCCGAAGCTTTAGATAAAATCCGTTGGTTCGTGGACTGCGGCAGAGATTATGAAGAAACTCAATCCTCGCCGCGGCTTATGGATTGGGAACAGGATTACAATATAGTAGTTTCGGCGGTTAATAAAATTGCGAATGTTTTAGATGTTCGCGAGCTGCCGTTTTTGCATTGGTGGACCTTTAACGGTTATCTGCAGGAACGCGGCGAATGTATGTTTTCTTCTATAGTGGAAATCAGAGATAAGCTTGCAAAAAATAAAAAGCTTGAGGATTGCGAAAGAGAATTTTTAAACACGAACCGCAACACGGTTATTTTACAGGATAAATATTCCGAAGAGGAACAAAAACAAATAAATGAGTTATTCGGATTGGAGTGAGAACAATAGCAGAAGATTTGATTTTTAATATTGATTACGATATTACGGAAGCCGAAGCTAAGCAAAGAAAGCTTGAAGCTCAGTGGAAACAGAGTGAAACAAGGGTTGAAGAGTTTAAAAGCAGGATATCCGATACAAAGTCGGAAATCGAAGGACTTAAAGAAAAGCAAGCTTTACTTAACGAGGAATTAAAAAAAGCGAGAGATATCGCCGGCAAAAAAGCTTTATTTTTAGATAATTTAAAAGCCGATGTTCAAAGCGGAAAAACAACGGTAAAAAGCGGAGATATGGCAGCTCTTGAAAAAGGTGCCGAAGCCGCTTTAAACAATGTAAGGCAGTTAGAGAAATCGTGGGAAAGCCTTAATCATAAAATAAGAGAAAAAGAAATTTCAGAAAAAAGGTATAATGCCGAGCTCATTCTTGAAAAATCAAATCTTGATGTTATAGGTGCAAAGATACTCGGGAACACTCAAAAGACAAAAGAGCAGAACGGAGAAATCAAGAAGCAGGGTAAAAGCTGGAAGGATATTACTAAGCATTTAAAAAATAACAAATCCGGTCTTGACAGAAATTTAAGAAGAATCAAAGAGCTTATAAAATCCGCATTGTTCTTTTCTGTATTAACAAAAGCTTTTACATCTATGCGAAATGCTTTAGGAGATATTTTCGGACAGGATAAAGATATTTCATCAAGATATGAGCAGTTAAAAAATAACCTTATGGTTATTACCACAACCGTAGCGCAAACAATAAAACCGCTTATAACATGGATTCTTGATAAGGTTATTTTAATAACGCAGGCAATTCAGAGCGTTCTGAGCAGAGCTTTAGGAAAAAGCACTTCCGAAATGCAAAAAATGGCAACTAGCATGAGTGCTACTGCAAAGAATACAAAAAAGGCGGGTCAGGAAGCTAAAAAAGCCACAGCAAGCTTTGATACTTTGCAGACAGCTGTTAATTCAAGCTCTGATTCCGACGATTCGAACGCGGCAGGATCCTCTGTTACTCCTATGAAGGATTTCTCTCCGGAAATGCAGGAGAAAATCGATAAAATAACGGCGATTGTGAGTGCCGCTATGTTAGCTATCGGCACAATTTTACTTTTAAGCGGTGCTCATGTCGGTCTCGGGTTAGGCTTAATGATTTTAGGTGCTATGGGGCTTGCCGCGGTTGTAGCGGCGAATTGGAATTCGATGAGCGAAGAAGTCAAAAGCGTAATCGCGGTTTTAACAACAATAATTTCTGCGGCCGCTTTAACCCTTGGGTTTATATTGATTTGTACAGGCGCAAACATTCCTTTAGGCTTAGGATTGCTGATTGTCGGTGCAATGGGTCTCGCCACGGTAGTTGAAGCCATGTGGAACTCGTTGCCGGAAAGCATTCAAAATACTATTCAGACCATTCTCGCAATAATCGGCGGTGCTTTGATAGTAATAGGAATTATCCTTTTACTTACCGGCGTAGGTATTCCTCTCGGTTTAGGACTGATTTTAGCCGGTGCGGCAAGCTTAGCTGCGGCAGTTGCCGCTAATCCTAACGGTTTTCTTAATAAAGTTAAAAAGTTTACAAGTGCGATAGGCGGATTTTTCAGCGATTTATGGCTCGGAATAAGAAAAGGCTTTTGGGCAGCGCTTAAATGGATTGTTGATGTAGCGAACAATTGGATCAACGGATTAAATTTATTACTCATCCCGATGAGAGGATTGATTTACGGTATTGCAAAAGCATTTGGTTCGGATATTAAATTCAGTGATGTTCGAATTCCTAATATTAAATTAAAAGCGCCTGCGCTTGCAACCGGTGCAGTACTCCCCGGAGGCTCGCCTACACTTGCCTATGTAAATGACCAGCCTGCAGGTAAAACGTTCTTAGAGGGCAGTGTTGAGAATATTTTGGCGGCATTCGAAAAGTATAAACCGAGCTCGAAAGAAACAAACCCGAATTATACTATTACCGCAACGGGTCAGCTCGCTCCGCTTATAAGGCTGTTAGGGCTTGAAATAAGAAAGGAAAACGAACGCTCAACGGTGTTCTGATTTAATTATGATAACTATTGACAATGTAAATTACAATGCTTCTTGGACCTTGAAAGGTTACAAACAAACTGCAGATATATTAAACGGCGACCAGTCGGGGAGATTGCAGGGAACCAAGTCAATGTATCTGCAGTATGTAGGCACATTCTTTAACAGTACAGGCACTATCAGGCGCGAGCGAAACTGTACAGATACGGAATGGAATTCGCTTTACAGAGTGCTTTCAAACCCTAAAAATGACCATACGGTTAAAATACCGTTCGATGACGGCTATATGACAACTGAGATATATGTTTCAAAATGTGAGAGGACCCTGCTTTCCGAAAAGCCTAAAAGGGTGTGGAGCAAAACTTATGAGGTAACCTTCACTGCTATGGACAGTCAATGGCTTGCCGGCGGAACGCTGCAAGGATATTCGGAGGGGTAGTATGGAAGTTACATTCAACACAAGCAAAAAATTAAGATATATTGATGATGGAACTGATTTTCCTGAGTGGGTTTCAACTGTGGTGCATTCGGAATTTATCAATATAAGTTTTATTCAAGACGGTTACAAAAGAAGATTCGCGTCAACGTCATCGTCTGATTCTAACGGAAATTTTCCCGAAAATGCTTTGCCTACGATAATAGTCCCTATTTTTGACAGTGATATCAGAGAGTTAACCCTCATCACAAAATATCTCGAGAACGATTCAACATACTCAAATATTAAAAATGTTAGAATAACATTAAGCTATTACGGCAAAGACGATGTTGTTTTAACTGCTCCGTCACTTTTGAGATACGATTATTTAGGAACTTGGGGAAATTCGGCCTATCAAAAAACACGGATTTATAAACATTATTTTTTTGACTTAAATCATGAAATACAGAAAATTAAAATAGAAATTCTCAGCACCGAAGAGGCAAACAAAAAACGAGACTTGATGATTTTGAGGGAACATTTTATACACAACTATACAATAGCATTTCAAAATTCATGTCTTTTGAAATCTATGAAAACTTAAATGTTCTTTCTGATGATGTTGCGGTGAATACATGCAACTTTACAGCTAAGCTTGACGATTATATGGCTGAAAGAATTCAAAATGTGCGTGAATTTGATGTGAACCATAACGGTAAGTATTACGGAAGATTTTTTATAACCGACTGTCAGCAGACAGCTAAAAATATTTTTGAAATTACCGCCGAGGATATGAAAGGTAAAGCTAAAAAATATCTTTATGATAAGTGGGCACACGATTATCCTGAAATTTGTTTGGCCGATATTTATGAAGCATGTAATGTTGGGATTGACAGCGGAAATTCTAATTTAAACAGTTTAAACGGTTGGATTAAAGTGGATTCATGCCTTTACGGTCTATGTCAGATTGCATGGGCTTTAAATAAAATGATTGACAGTTCCCGAGCAAGCTTTATAACCTTAAGAGACATTCCGACCGAAATTACAAGTTTTATTGATAACTACAACGGCAGAAAAAAGATAATAGGCGACGCAAAATTCACTAAAAGCGAAACTTTTACACAGGCGCGTTACGAGCTTAAGGATTATCAGACAGTAAAAAGTGATTCGGTTGTTCTTGAAACAGTTTACGGCGACTTTGTTAAGGATTCAAAATACTATTTTGCCGATCCGCCGTGTGCGATTGCTGAGGGTTTTAGCGACGATCAAGTTAAGAATTTTGGGGGATATAGAGATAATTATACAATCTTAAGAGCGGTTGACGGTGTACCGTATTCAAACCGAACTGTACCGTTGCACGGGTCTAAAATGACACCTATGGTTTACAATATTACAGTTTTAAATGAAGCAAGTTTTGCGGCGAACGCCACAACCAATGAAAAAGTATTCGACAGATTTACAGTTGCGCAGGGGTGGCCGTCTCCTACAGACCAGAAATCTCCATATATTAAGAAATTTATTGAATCCCCCGGGACTGTAAGCGCAAAAATCGTCGTAGAAAACGAGCGGATCGGGGATTTGGTGCAGATTGAAACAGCTTTTTCAGGGACCTTTACAGGGATAATTACATCTATGGTATTACATTTGGGCTATACCGATGTCGCGGATATCGAGATTCGGGTATGGCCTTATGAAGGAGGATTAGGATGAATATTGATTTAAGAGTAGAAAAACAAATTATAAAGAATTTAGGCACATCCGTTGTAAGCGATTCAGTGGATTATGTTACTGCCGCATTTTCTTTTTCGGCCGACTGGAACGGAACGGTTAAGACGGCGGTGTTTAGAGGTCCGGACGAAATTCCGTACAATGTTATTATTCCGGATACCGGAAAGGTGCTTGTTCCTTTCGAGGTTATTAAAGCTCCGAGCTTCACTGTTTCGGTTTTCGGGAACAAGGACACTATGCGAATTACAACCGGAATTGCCTCGGTGACTGTTACTCCGTCCGGATATGAGAAGGGAGAAACACCGTCTGACCCCACACCGGATGTGTATGAACAGCTTGTTAATTTATGTGAAAAATCGGTTGCAAAAGCGAAAGAGGCCGAAAATATTGCGAAGTCAGTCAGAGAAGACGCAGATGACGGAAAATTCAACGGCAAACAGGGCGAAGCAGGTCCGCAAGGTCCTAAAGGCGAGCAGGGAGATGTATCAAAGGATTATGTCGACACAATAAAAGAAAACCTCAATCAGAAAATAGATACGGAAATGTTTCGTGCGGCAAGGTCTGAAAAAATACTTACTGATGATTTGGCTGCCGAAGCAACAGAAAGGAAATCCGATGTAGCCGATATTACCGCTGAGCTCGCCGAAAAATCCACCGAAATAAGCGATTTAAGAAATACTGCAGAAAGCCTTGACAGAGATTTAAAAGCTGAAACATCTGCACGCAAATCTGCTGACACGGCAATAGAGACCAATTTGGGAAATCTGCGGAATGCAACGAACACTTCTCTTGCCGACAGGTATAAAAAATCCGAAACATATAATCGTGAAGAAATCGATCAAAAGGTTGCCGGCGCTTTTAAATTTAAGGGCGAAGTTGCGAGCTATGATAAATTACCTAAAAACGCCGAAGAGGGTGATGTTTACCAAATAGGCGATAAAGAATATGCTTGGAACGGCCGTGCTTGGGTCGAACTCGGCTTTAATGTTGATTTAACCGCTTATATCAAAACCGTTGACGCAGAAAGTAAAATAGCAACTGCGAAAGAGGAAGCCGTCAACACTTCAAAGTCTTATACAGATACCAAAATCCAAGGTGAAGCAACTGCAAGGCAAAATGCTGATACAACTTTACAGGAAAATATTGACGGCAAGCTTGATAAAGTAAACAATGCCTATAAAGTATATGCCACAGGAGCTTCTGCCGGAGTACAAAATACCATTCCATACAACTTTGGTTCAGCAACTGCCGGCGTTATAAGCGCAAGAGACAGTAACGGTAACTTACAAATGAATACCCCTGTAAAAGACGCTGACGCAACTCCAAAATCCTATGTAGATACCGCAGACGCATTAAAAATGAATAAATCGGCATTTGACTACAACGAAACAACAAAAACATTAACAATAGATATATTTT